TGTTCCTAATTGAACTTCGCCTCCTGAAATGTCTGTTATGATGCTTTGAGGGTTAAGGGATACTAAACCAAAAGCTTTATCTTGGAAAAATAACACCTGATCATTAAATACTTCAAGTTTGTTAATAGGCCCATAATGCCCATCTACATCCAGGTAGTCTAATGGCTTAAATACTGTCCAGGAATCAAATAGTTCTCCGTTTATTTTGGTTTGAGATGCATAAATTCTATTATCAAATTCCCCTGTTAAAATATTTTGACCTGTTACCAGATATGTTTGCAATTTCTTTTCTACAAGATATAAAACTGGACATAGATAATCATCAGCTTCTCCTTCATATATCAATTCTACACTGCTTGCAAGTGGATCATTTGCAGGTATAGTAATATCAGGATAATTCATATAGTTGTTGAAATGATATCCTACTCGCATAGCTGCATTAACTACACTTTGTATGGGGTATATTCTTCCTACTATGGGGCTGAATGCTTGTTTGAGGTCACTTAAATCTCTTCTATCAGTTCCTTCCCAGTATCTCCAACTAAAGTTAGTAGAATATAATTTCTTTTCTCCAAAAGCACTTTGATATATATCTCCTCCAAATATTGGGGTAGTTATAGAAGAAGGGCTATCGTTATTTACTAAGGTAAAGTGACCAACACTTATATATTCATTATCTTTTCTTTCCTTATGGGTATCTCCTCCATACTGACTTTCTACTTCTTGACAAATGTCTACAATGGTTACTTGCCCTCTTCTGGGTATTTTTTTACTATTCCCTAATGCATCATAAAATCCTATTCTATTTCCTACCGTAGTATTATCAATATAAGTATTATGTTGATAAGTATTTGCATTTTTATGTCCGTCATTCCATTCTAAATTTCCTTTTCCCAGATAAGGATCTTTATCTTTATCAGCTTTATATCCGAAAGCATAGTTTATTAGGAATTTGGTCATGCTTGTATTGAGTCCTGCTAAGAAGACAGTAAAGACACCTTTTGATACAGGAGCAGATCCAGCATCAGTCATGTTTATGATCCTGTGCTGATTGGTACAGAATCCTACATTTAAGAATTTAGTATCTTCTCCAGTTACACCTGTTTTTACCTCAACATATTGTCCACTTTCTACTTTAGATAATTCTTTTATTTTCCCATATCCGTCACTATTAAAATGAAGTCTATCTGTAAAAGGCACATTATATACTAAAGCTAAGGCCTTAGTATATCTTGAAAAATATTTTATAAAGGCATGTTGATTATCATTTGTTCCTCCTGCGCTGTTTGTAGCAGGGTCGTCACTATGTATATGTCCAATTGGAGTAAATCCACTTTGTTTGTAGGTCGTGTCTGAAGATGCTGCTGTGTTTTCATCATATATTTTTCCTTCTGGAGTGGGGAAGGGGGATGGGGGAGTAGTACTTTGATGAGGAGTTTTTGTCGTAGAATTTTCTTCTGATATATGTACATATCCTGCTATAGGCTTTAAAGTATACTTTACGTCAGCGTCCTCTTCAGCAAAGGAATTTCTTACTTTGGTGCCTGTAATAAATTTTAAATCTGGGCAGTCTAATGTAGCATACTGTTCAGCAAAGTCTCCTATATTTCTAAAATCATCAGAAGCACAGCGACAAGTAGCATCAACAATATTATCGCTCCATCTAGATACTGTCCAGTCATCAAACACACTCATGTCAAACTGGTCTCCAGGGCCTCCATAAACAGGATTTCCCGAAGTATCCACAAATGTATTTCCATCTATTACTCTTGTATAATTAAATAATCTTTTCTTTTTAGATCCTTCTCCAACTTGTCCTACACATTCAAAGTTAGTTGAGTAAGCTCCAGTCCCATGATTTAGTTGCTGCCCAAAACGAAATGTCATATACTTATAATTAGTTCCTCCTATAGTAGGTAGAGTTGCATTGAGAATAGCAAATCCTTCCAGTTTCACTATATCTCCTTCCTTTAGGGTAAATGTGTCACAACCTTTTATATCATTTGGGTCTGAGGAAGTGTCGTTTATAGCGGAACTATCATAATTAGGTGCCTGATCAAATATAAAAGTACGCTCTTGGGGATTAAGGAATGTACTATCCTTCCTAGCATTAACCTCATAATTATTATTACTATCATATCCAGTTGTTGCGTATCTATTATGCGTATCATATGTATTTTTCCATTCTACTGTAGAATAAGAAGAGTTACCATTACTTATAATTCTAAATCTAAGTTTAAACGCTATTGTAAATTTTAAACCTAATGCATAAGCCTCTTTAAATTCTAAATCTACTCCCTGCATATCTATATAACTCCATTGCCTTACAGACCCGTTAAACTTATAGGTACCCTGTGTAGGGCATGTAAATGCCCAGTATTTGTTACCTTGGAGTGATCCATTATAGATACTGTTAGCAGTACTATAATCCCTTCCTCCTCCATTATTATAGGCCTCTCCTCCTCTCTCTACATCTTCACATCTTATTTGATATTTTGCAGATGCGGGGGCATCTATATATATATTTACATCATCGCCTACATTAGCTGTAGTTACTTCACCATATCTTAGAGGATTTGGTAGGGCTATAAATCCTGCTGCCCAATAAACTTCTTTTTGAGCTTTAAAAACAGATGTATCCCCAAGCTCATGAAATTGAATATCCACAGCAGAAGTAGGTCCAACTAAGTATCTACTAGCTATTTCTCCTAAGGCTCCCGTTGCTAGTATAGTTTTATCTTTTTGTTTTCTAGGAGCTCTAACTATAGAAAATCCTGATATTTCTTCTTTTACAGTACTTATATCTACTGTAAATTCTAAACCTAGCATCCATCCTTTGGTTTCTCCCCCTCCTTGAGGAATGTAGGCATCTGTGGTTATTTTAGGTAGATTTTCTGAATGCCATTGAGCAAGAGCTCCTTCCCATACTCCGTCACTGTCAGGTCCAAAATCTCCTGTACAGGGCATTCTAATATCTCCAACCCATTTTACATCAGATTGTCGCCCTGTTTTAGAGTAAAATACAATACCAAATCTATATACTTCATCCCTCATGTATCCCTTGAAATAAGCTTCTAATCTTCCATTTTTAAAATTGGAAAATCCGGGGCCTATATCTATATTGGTTCCGTTAACATTAACATCTATAGCGTCTTCTCCTGGCATATTTACAAAAGGAGTCTTTTCAGGCCATAGTCCTGTTCCGTTAAGTTTTTGGGCATCTGGGGTACTACTAGGTTCTGCATGAGAAGAATTATCTAAAATTATTTCTTTAAAGGTAAATTTGTATTCTACAGAAGGTCCTGTTCCTCCCAGAACAAAATCAGCAGAATTTTTTTGATAACGATAATCAGGTCCATTTCCATTATCAATAGTAGCAATTGCTCCATTATCTTTATTCATAGGATTAATAGCGTCAGCATCTTCTACAACTCCCCAATTTTTTTCATCATCGAAATCTAAAGTAATGTAGGATTCATCTGAATTTTTATCAAACCTGTAAGCTCGAGCATCAAAGTCTATCTCAAATGATGACTCTTTTACATTACCAAATAATAGCCTATTGTGTTTTGCAGTTAGTGTCTTAACTCTCTCAAAATCTATGTCATATTGTTTTAGATCTTCTATTGGGATCTCTTCAAGTCCTTGTAGGGTAGCTAAAGCAAATTCATAAGAAGACTCACTGGTTAAAGTTTCTGTCTTATATAAATAAGCTTGAAAATTTCCAGGGTCTGGCTCATGTACTACATAAAGAACTATTTCGTCAAATCCTATGGGAATAAAAGGGATTAGGTAATTTAATATCTTGGTGCTCTGTACTGTGGTAGTAGCATATGCGTAATCCCAATATTTAGGATCAGGATCAGCACTATTTATTTTACTAGTAGTTACTGTTGCTCCTGAACTGAATGGAGCTAATGCACTAGCTGATCCCCCAAACTTCCTTAGTCTGTAAGTAACATACCATCTTCCAGTGGATAAGTAGCCTCCTTCTTGCTCTTCTGTAGTTACTAAAGGTAACGAAAGTGCATTTTGAGTTATAAGAGAGAAATCATTTATTCTTAAAGCCCAGGTATCATCTCTTACAGCATTGAAAGTTCTAGGCACATTAAAGTTATCAGTAAAGTAAACTCGTTGGACTTCTGTATTTTCATACCTCGCTATGGCTTCTATGGGGTATTCTCTGCTAAATCCAAGTTGTCCATTATATATTAAATCTACTTTTGCAGTCCCTTTGGGATCTGCAGGGTCATAAGACATTGACCAGATTTGACTAAATGGAGAAGTTTGATCCCATCCTAATTCTCCATTATCATTTACAGTGAATAATATAGTAGTATCTCGTAATGGAGTGTGCCCTATTATTCTAAAGTCAGAAATTGCTGGATATAATTCCCATGTTAGATTTCCTAGTGTACCTGTAGGATCTGTTCCATTAAACCTTACAGGTTGTTTAGGACTAGAAGTTGGAAAGTAAATTACTATTCTATCCTCATCTAGTAATCTTGTATAACTAAATTCATTATCTGTCAGGATTCTCTCTATTTCATCAAAAAGAGTGTCGGAAGATGCTCCTTCCGTTATTGGTATCTGCTCTATTATATCCATACCAGGACTAGTAACTGTATTTAAATTAAAAGTCTGAGTTGCAGGACCAATTAATATAGGAGAAACAGCTTCTATTACTAGCATTCCTTTTATCTCCAACATTTCAAATATTTCCTCAGTACCCTTTATATTCTCTAAAGCTCCTGTGGATAGTCCCTTGTCAGTGACAGGTCTTACATTTTGAGAATCAGGATATTTATTATTAGGATACTTTGGCTTAGCAGTATCCTTATCCATTCCCCCCATGAAGGTATTTCCGTGTGAAGGCATAATTAATAAGAGTTAATAGTTCTTTCTGTTGAAGGATCTCCATAGTACTTAAATCCAGTACCATGTGCGTTCATTTGAGGAATTAACCTAACAAATTGATTCTTCCAGGATTCTAACTGATCTATTGTAGGCATTAGTCCAGAAGTAGTGGCAGCCCCTACATACCAATCTCTTTCTTTTTGCAAATGCCCAAATCTTTGCCCATCTAGTTTTCCCTGCATGAACATTTTCTGCCCTATCTTTTCTGCTATATAGGCCTTGATAGCTTGAGTATACTTAACATTATCTGGAATGAGAGGTTGTCCATTCTCATCCATAGGAAAGGCTTTATATACTAATTCTAAAGCTCCTGTCTTAAAATTTGTGAATATGTAGCAGCCATTTATAGTATACGTTAAATCTGTGGTGCAGGTATCCCTTAGCTGGCCCTGAGTGGCTATAAAAGGGGATGAGAATACTATACTGCCAAAAGGACTAGTAGTGGCAGGAGAGGCAGGTAAACCCTCTTCCATTTTTTCTAATCCACCATGAAAAGTATCAGAACTGTACCTTAAGGGAACTTTAGTGGCGTTATCTCTTACTTGAACAGGATATATCATATCACAAGGTAGTAATCCTCTATATTTATCTATTCCTATAGGACAGGGATGATTTAAATCTAAATTACCGTCTGTTACCTTATCTAAATACTGTTGAGGGACAGCAATCATATCTAGTATTTCTCCAGTCCATTCTAGAGCATCTGCCCAATCTACTTCATGAGTCCAGCCATAATCTCTGAATATTCCTTCTAGTACCCTGTCTATTCCTATGTATTTACCTGTTAGTGCCATGATTCTAAGATTTCTATGTTGAAGTTATTGCTTCCCATGCTGCAGCAACTCTAAGGTTTAATTTATTTGTTGTTGTATTATATATTACAAGGCCTGCAGTAGGAGACACTATAGCGTCTCTTTCAGTTTCTGTCATTCTAGGAAATAGTACTCCTTGAGTTGTTGTTTGACATTCCAGTATAGCACTGGCATCTGGAGTAATAGTTCCAATACCTAACTTCCCATCATTGGTTACTGCTAGAATATCAGTTCCTGCTTCATCAGTGCATTTTAAAGGATTGTTAGCTATTCCAGTAAAATCCCAATAGTTATTTAAGGTATGTCCAGTTGTTGCTCCAAAAGTGACAGTAGTCCCATAATTTAGAGTTTGAGCAGCTCCTGTTACTGCTACTCCAGTTGCTGTCCAAGTAGTTCCTCCATCTGCTGACCAGGTAAAAGTATCTGGAGTTCCTAATCCATCTATCTTTACTCTGTATGAAATATCTGATTGATGATTAAAAGTACCTCCCGGAGTAAGATCATCTAAACCTAAAGCTGCAGTTTCTAATACTATGGTTACGCTACTAGATCCTTGAATATGTAATTGGCTAGTGGGGTCTGCAGTACCAACTCCTACTCTATTATTAAGAGAGTCTATAAAGAACAATCCTGGAAATGAAGTACCATCAAATCTAAGAGTGTAAGGAGTCATGGTGATAATTCTTTCCCCACTTATTGTTCCATCTCCTGCATATATGCCCCCATCTCCTCCTGCAGAACTTATTGTGCCTTCAGAGTCTTTTTTCATTAAAACCCCTGAATCATCTAAAAATATATTAAAAAATCCTGTAGGGGCGTTAGATACATTTTCTGCGTCTGCTGATGCTGTTCTATATATACCCATAATGTTAAGCTGTTATAAGTCCGTTTTCATTTACTAATATACCATTATTTATTATAACACCATCTCCTATAGAAAGTTGGCCCCCATCTTGGACAGTAAAAACAGTATTATCAGTAATTTCAAATCCCGTATGGACATAGTATTCATACGAATCTTGAACTGTATTGTTATCCCCAGGAGCTGGCTTATACTTCTGTCCTATAGAACTAGTAGGTGTAACTGCTGTACTTGTCTTTACAGTAGTTTCAGAAAGATCAGTTACTTCTTTTTTAAGGGTGATTAGTCCTTTATCTCTTACTTTTAATCTACCACTTTCTTGTCCTATATATACATCCCCATTATCCACTACATATTTATGCCTGGGAATTGCTGTGGCTTTTTGATGAATAATCCTTATTTGTTCGTTACTGTATGCCATTACATATAAAAATCTCCTGTGAATTCTTCATTTTTAATTAACTGGGCTAATATCCTTTTATTAGTCCTAGTAGGAATAAAAGAATAAACAGACCTATTTGCACAATTAGAGCGATAATTAGAAAAATGCCACTTATAATTATAGCCATCACTGTGATCATTAGTGTGAAATACGATTTTTTTACTTTTCTTAGCATTTTTGTCTACCTCCCATAACTCTTTAGTTGCTTTCCAATTAGGACTAAGCCCTTTATGCTTAAGGTTTCCCTCTTTATCTATTTTTATAGAGGGCTTATACTTTTTTATTCTTAAAGTCCCTAGCCTGAAAGGTATTGGAAAATCAAAAGCATGTTCCATTATTTTCATAGATACCTTCTTATTAAAGGAATTTAAGATTTTGGAATATGTAGAGTAATCTGTTCTATCTCTTTTATTATTCTTTAGATAGTATCTATACATATCCATTCTTCCACAATCTACTTTTACTTTACTTGGTCCTCTTTTCATTTTGATCTAGATGGTGTTTTAGGCATAGTAACAGGTTTAACATCAGATCTTGCATCATTACTGTCATCTGCCTGTACTTCTGCATTTGCTTCTATCATTAAGTTCCCTCTAAGTATTGCGTCTTTTAAAGGAGGTATCATCCATGTTTTAATAGGATACTCATCATCATCTGAATAACAGGGTTGGTTAGTAGTGCAATCCCTAAATCCTGCTATTTCTGCGGGATCTTCAAATACTCCTCTTATTACTATAGCCTTTAGATTCTGGTATACAGGATTATTAGTTAGTACATGTATATACTCGTCATATAGGAAGGCATATAGTAAATGTTTATTAAATCTCCCACTTCCTACCCAAGGAACTCTAGCATAGTCTATATACGAAAAAGGTTTTCCTTTTCTATTTACAGGACCTACTTTAACTATGGCGTTTTTGTTATGCAATTCTATAGTCTTAGGAAGTTTTTTCTTAGTTCTTAGAATAGGACAATTAATCGTTATATCACAACAATCAGAAGCATCTACTTCCTCGATTTCTGCACATACAGTCTGAATAACATCTTCGTCTATAGTTCTTTTTCTATTTAGCTCATTCCTTAGCCATAGAGCTCTTTGGTTCCTAATCCAGAATTTTATTTGCCTGATATCTATATCAGTGTCATCTGAGAGTTGTGGGCGAACTATAGTTAATAGGTCATATGCTATTTCATTTAACGTTGCCATTTCTTTGTTTGTTTCCTTTTATTAACTTTTAAATATTGCAATTATACTCCCGAAAAATCCTAGTATAGTAGCAACTACACCTCCTATTATTTTGGCTTTTTTAATATCATCCTTAACTTCTATGCAATCTTTTTTTAAATCTTTGTGGCTTTGAACAAGACCTTTAGCTCCATAGGCATCACCCTTTAGAACTCTTTTGATCTCTTTGACATCTTCCATTCCTTTCTTGATCCCCGCCATCTCTTTATGAATTGCAGTAATTGATTTGCTAATGGAGGTTAATTTATCTTGGGTAATATCTTTTGCTGTCATCTTCTTTTTCTTTTTCTTTCCTTCTTCACTGTTACAAATATAGTATCTCTTATAGTGTCAGTCAAGTAGACATGTTTGTAGATAGTATCTTTGATAATTTTTATTCTTTTGCGATATATAATTGTGTCTTTATAAATTATTCTTTCCTTTTGTTCTTTAATCTGCTTTGCAGTTAACTTTGTTTGGTAAGATGAAACCTCGCCATTTAAAGAATCATGATACATTCTTTGTTTAGCTTGGTCTATATAAAGATCGCTTAATACAGAATCTCCTATACTAAACAATGAATCATAATTAGGTCTGTTTGAATTCTGATTCTCTATTCCAGAAGAACAACCTATTATGGTTATTAATATACTATTTATTAATAGATTTCGCAAGTTCTATATATTTAGTCTGCAATTCTTTATTTTCAGCCTTAAGCACAGTTACTTCATCTTGTAATGCCTCAATCTGGTTTTGCATAGTAGTCTTTACATCCACGTAGAGATATCCTATTCCTAGAATAGCCATTCCTAACAACCATTGTACTGGATTCTTTTTTAGCTGATTCATGTCCATCACTCAGGGGGATTAGGATCACTCCATTCAGGAGTTTGCATTTTTTCTACAGCTTGTGCATGGGTAAGAATCAAACTGCGATCTGTTTCTGGTACAGCTTCTATGCTCGTAGGCATACTAGGTGCGCCAAATTTCCATTTGACTATAAATTCTGAATCATCTAATGAAAATCTAGTTGAATCCCGATCTCCAATTACTTGCGAGAAATTAACTGTATCAATTTCACTTGTCTTTATTGTTATATACGATTTTGCCATTGTTTTTGTTATTAAGGAACATCAGTTGATCTGCCAGAGGGTGCTGTTTCACCCATTCCCGAGCTCAGTCCCTGGTTAATATTGCCTGGTGCGTTGTTTACTTTATCATCTATCGCCATGCCCGAACTAAGTCCTGCTATTAAATTCCCTGGTGTATTAAATTCTAAGTCTTCTTCATCCATTCCTGAGCTTGTCCCATCATTGGAATTTGTAGAATCATCAGGGATAGTCCAATCTGAGCCATCCCATGTAGCTCCTTCGCCCATTCTCCAGTAGCCTTGTAAATCTCCACTCTTATCTACTCCGCTTCCTGCTGTGTAAGAAGCAGTTAATCTAAGATCGTTAGGTTCTCCTGAATTATAAATAGATGCTACTGTATTTGCATCTAAGACCGTATTCCACATTCCTAAATCATCAATGTTGCCCTCAAAATCTCCATCTGCTGCTCCTCCTATTTGTAAAACGGCTGAGGAAGTTATATCAGTACCCGAATAATCATTTGGATTCATTGCTGCTGTAACATTAGCAACTCCATTTATATAGATAACACCATTTCCATCTCTATCTAAAGTTAATACTATGTGACACCATACACCTACAGCTAAAACCGCAGAAGTAACCAATCCTGCTCCACCTGTTCCCCCACCTGTATTTACTCCCCATTGCCCTGCTACACCTACTCCCATAAATACTTTAATAGTGTTTGTATTTCTCCTTATATCAACTCCTAATGAGCTTGTACTCATAGTTGGCGGTCCTAAAATAACCATATTACTTCCTGTAATAGAATCAGGTTTTATCCATAATGAGTAACTCATATCTCCTGTTCCTGGGTATAATGAACTATCATTTCCACAATCAATATAGTCATTTATTCCATCAAAGTTGAAAGACCTTTGAGAAAATAAAGCGTTATTATTATAAGCAGGAATCCACCAATTAGTCCCATTCCAATAAGCGTTCTCTCCCATTAGCCAATAGCCTTGTAAATCTCCACTTTTATCTGTTCCACCTCCTGCCGTATAACTTGCTGCTACTCTGAGGTCATTTGGCACTTCAGAATTATATAGTGATGTAACTGTAGCTAAATCTAACTCTACATCCCAAATTCCCACATTATCAATATTGCCTTCCCAAAATCTTCCTGGACTTCCCTCATCCATAGAACCGATTAAGAAATCTGAGGTAGTAGAATATAAAACAGCATTATCTCCAGTAAAACCTCCTGTTTCAGTAACTCTTGCTATACTTCCACCTTTTCCTACATACACTTTTACTTCATCTGCTGCTACATTATCTTTATTATAGGTGATTGCAACAAAATTCCAAACATCAGCATCCAATAAATCACTGCCTCCTGACGCTCTAAACACTACATTTCCATTCATAAAAACATCTATTCTTGCTCTTGATGATGTTACAAACCAAGAAAATTGTCTATCACCAGATGTACCATATTGTGAAAATGGAGTCTCTCCAGTTGCTGCATTTTCTGGTTTTACCCATCCTGCCCAGGTAGCTGTACCTGAACCATTAAGGGCTGTTATATTTCCACAACTCACATAATCATTGATTCCATCAAAATGGAATGAATGAGAACTAAAATTATCTATTTTCATTTGGTCAGGAATCCACCAATTTGAATCATCATTAAAAGTTCCTGAATCTCCGTTTCGCCACCAAGTAATCGGAGGAGCAGCTAATGCACTTAAATCCCCAGGAGCTCCTGAATTATAGATGTCAGCTACGTTTGCTCTCTGATCTGTATTCCAAATAGCAAACTCATCAATATTACCTAAAAATGGAGACAAATATCCTGTTTGTTCTTTTCCCAATCTCATAACACCTGAGGCAACTTCAAAAGCAAGAAAAGTTGATAGATTATCTCCCGATGTTACATCTACTCCGTCTACATATATTTTTCCCTCTGTTGCATTATCTAAATCAACACAACAAAGTATATGATTCCAAGCATCCATAGTAATTGCACCAGCCGTACTTCTAACAAATTGACTCCTTGTTGAAAGTGATAGTTCGATAAAACTCGAATAAAAGAATAACATAATTTGACCTTGTTGTGCAACCGCATTTCTCGGGTTATGGAGAATCATATAATATGTATCTCCTGTTACGGGTTTTATCCAAACTGATATTGACATTGTAGTGCCACCATCTAAAGGAGAATAGGTAGATGTTGTTTCCACAAAATCATTTACCCCATCAAAATTTAAGGAATAGGTATTTGAAAACGTAGAGACAGTTTGCTCATTTATCTTGGCAATATCTCCTATAGCTATATTGTCTATCTTAGAGATAGCACTTACTGATGTTCCGCTTACTTTATCTGCGCCCATGTTAATTTATACTTGCTATATAGGTTCTTTGCTCCATTCCGGAGTTGCCATTAAAGATGTACATCCAGAAGGTGTCAAAATTTGTAAAGGTATTACTGTTCCATCTGTTATAAAAGATGGCTCATTTTTATCATACCACTTTATGACAAACTCTGTTGAATCTGCATTTTTTCTTATCGTATCATCAGATGTTTCTCCTATTTGAGCAAAATCAACATTGCTTAAATCAACGATATTGATGATTGCGTATATATTTGGTAAATGAATCATCTTTTTAATTTATGGTACTTCAGCCACCCTTGAACCTTCTGCCATGTTATTAGTTGTCAATACTATACCACTTCCCATCTCGTCAGTAGTTTCGTAATAGCTACCTCCTGTCCAAACTCCACTTTCACTACGCCACCAATTCGTTGGACTTGGGGTGGTTAAAGTCGTTAAGTCATTTGGTTTGCCCAAATTATAAATCTCATCAATTTCGGTTTGGTCTAAGGCGTAATTACCCCAGATTGCTAATTCATTTATATAACCATTAACAGGCTGAAAGTATGCTGAATGGGTATAATTAGGATTTGCGCCAACCGCTAAAGTAGTTCCGTTTGGAATATTAGTGATATAATAGTTTGATGTATATCCTGAAACGCTATCAATATATATTTTCTGTTTGTGGTATCTACTTGCTGCACTTGCATCTAAAGTTATTACAATATGATACCACGTATCTATCACCAAATTTGCTGTTGAGCTTGTCCAATTAGATGCGCTGCCTCCTGACCAAACAGTTACTATTCCTGCGGTGTTGAGTTTCAGATAAAGATTCCAATCCGTTCCTGTTTCATATCCTGTGACAATTCTTTGAGTTGCTGCAAGTGAGTTTGTTTTAAACCATAATGAAACACTAAAATTTGATGTGCCATCAATAGTATCCCATGTATTGCTCTCCTGATAATCGTCTGTTTCATAGGATAAGGATGTGGTATCTGCCCAGGAAGAGACATCTTCTCCCATTATGCTAGAAATGTCTCCTATGGCTATATCTCCTATCTTAGAAATGTCGCTTACAGATGTCCCAATGATTTTATCTGCACCCATATCATGCTAGTTCTACGAATGTGCTGTCTGGATTGAACCATATTGTTTTATTAGTAGCATGTAGACAATATCCTATAATTCTTACAATATCACCACTTCCGGCAGGTGCTACACAATCAGCTTCACCAGTTGCACTTTCAGATAAATATAAAATATCTCCCACTGCTTCTGTTCCTTGAATTGCAGCTATTGTTGCCATTCCTCTTAACAGCATGCCATGTGTTGTGGCTGAGGTTCCTAAAGCAACGGCTAGTAAGCCATCACAATTAGCTACAGTGTTAGCATCAGCTAATTCCCAAGATCCATCTGATTTGAAATGATATATTTTTCCTAATACTGTAGTACCTGTTCCAAAATAAACTACATCTCCATCAAAATCACCAACAGTAGTTGATGTTATGGCCATTTTTCTTCCTACAACTGCTATTTGTCCTCCAGTAACCGTTGCTGAACCAATATTATCAACAACAGCATAAGTTCCAGCACTATCAGCAAGTGTTATAGTACCTGTTTCTCCAGTTTCAATCGTAGTGTTACTTGAATCGGCTACAGTTATCTTTGCAAAACTATCAGCATCATAAGACCACTTCTGTTGAGTAGTAGTAGCCAGGACTTCAACTTTAGAATCTGGGTCAACTACACCTATACCTAGTCTGTCATTAGAGGCATCATAGAATAGATTAGCATTATCTTGAGCTAAAACTGGGCCTGCTCCAACAAATAATATAGAGCCTGCAGTTCCATCGGTTACTTCATTACCAATGGCACTTTCGCCAACAGGATCTGCTTCTCTTAATTTACCTAAAATTGGATCAAATTTTACTGCCATGATATTATATATTAATGTTAATTATATTCTTTTAAGATTTTGTCCAATATCCATATTCAACTATGCAAGGAGCTGTATCTGCCTGAAGTTCAAATCCTGTATCAACCCATAAAGGAAAATACATAAACTCTCCTGGATCTAAAACTCCAAAAGTAGTTCCTCCTGCAGTTGAAATTTTCACAAAGTTTGTAGAATCTGTATTTTTAATATATACATATGTTCTTAAAGCTTGAGCTGTTGTTAAAATTTCTGTAGCAGAACTATGACTTATAGAGAGCCTACCTGCATTAACAGAAGGTTCTGTTGTAGTTAAAGTATCTGTTACAGAAAAATCTAAATTATCACTGGTAGCATCAGTGCTTGATATTGTTAATGTTGGTTTTAAAGTCGCCATAGTGTTTTAGTTTAGAGATAAGTTAAGGAAGCTCTGTCATCCCAGACATTATCATAAGTTATATTTCCGTCAGCCCAAGTAACAGTTGTTGTACCCCCAGCTACTACTATTCTACTTACTTGCCATTTGGCAGCTGAAGTAGCGGATCCTGGAGGTGCTTTTCCCACATAAGTAGTTCCACCACTTACCTCTGTTATTAATGCTTTGCCGTCAGTTAAAGATATCAGCTCTTGTAAGTTATTAGCTGAAATCTGTCCAACGTATTTCTGTGTTCCTGTTATTGGCATCTTATTTAGTTTTAATTGTTATATATTCTTTTAAATTACACTAGCCCAGGCTCCCCCTTCATAAACTTGTACTTTATTTAAAGTTGAGTTATAAAGTATCATTCCATTTACAGCAGTTAAGGCATTTCTTTGGGTAGTGGTCATTCTTGAAAGTAACAATGACCCTGTTGTACTGGTTAAATCCATTAATGCACTAGCAGCTGGAGTTGCAGTTCCTATTCCTACATTTCCTCCCACAGTGACTAAAGCATAGTTGTTATCTGCTCCACTAGCTTCTAATTGTAAAGCTGTATGAGAGTATCCTGCATTTGTATGGTCTAGTTGTAACTCTGCCCCTATAAGACTAGATCCTGTGGTAGCAATCTCTACTTTAAGGCCTTTAGTAAAGGCAGTTCCATTTACATTAATACCATCACTATCAACAACAGGTGCAGCACCTCCTACACTCAGTCCATTTCCTATAAGTCCAGTTAAATTTTCATAGGATGTAAAAGCTACATTTGCAGCAGCATTTTGCACATCTACTATTTTAGAAGCAGAGGCAATGCCAATAACTTTAATTTTAGTATTAGCATCTGGAGCTACTCCCCATCCCATGTGAGAATTACTATCATCTATATTTAGAATATCTCCAGTTCCTACAGTTCCTCCTGAAGATATTTTCCAATTATCATCTGTATCATCTATTCCCATTGCAAACTTAGCAGCTGCTGCTTGAGAAAAGACTATATCTACATCTCCACTTGTCTGGTCTAACTGAAGAACAGCAGCAGGAGAAGCAGTAGAACCTATGGTTGCATGATATGCAAAGTAAATATTTGTAATTCCTCCTATAGCAGTCCATGGAGTAGTAGCTCCTCCTGAGTATGCAGTTTGTGTATTTGCTATAGAGTACCAATTAGTTCCATCATGGAAAAATGTAGCTCCCATTTTATTGTTGTTAATAACAAAAGAAGATACCCCATCTATAGTACCTCCTGCAGAAGTTATTGTAATGTTATTTATAGCTGCAGTTCCTGCATCATAAATAGCATATTGAACTCTTGCATTAATAACTGATGTACTGGGATCTGGAAGAGTTATTGCACATGCTCCTGTAGTAGTTCGTGTAACATAGCATGTTCCAGTGTTAGCTGCTGTTAAGGTGTGAGAAGCACTCCCTAATTGTGTAATATTATAGGGAAAAGTATCTAGAACAGTTCCTATCCCTGCAGCAGTTACTGCCCTTGTAGTATCTGTAAGTAATGCAGCCTCTGCAGTAGTTGCTAATTCTACTTTTCCTTGTACAGTTGCAGATGCTATTGAGTCTTTATCTTTTATATACCATACAGTGTTGCCGTCATTTGCTAGGAGCATGCTTTCTCCATCTGTAGTAATAGTTGTAGTAGCTCCTCCATCTACAGTATTTCCTGCGCCTGCAGTTACAGTGATGGTATTTGTTCCTGCATTGTTGCCAGTATCTACTATATAATATTCATAACCTAAAGGAATGGTGAGAGTACTTATAACGGGGAGAGTAATATTACATGTTCCTGCTCCAGTATAATCTACAGCAATGGTACCTCTATGAGCAGTTGTTAAAGTTAATGTAGCTGCATCTAATACCGTCTTCTTTAGATTTGTTTTTTCATATATATCATTTTTACTATACAGAGTATTGGCTACTGTAGTACTTCCGCTAGTTGCAGTAGCAGTTACTGTAGGAGCAGTGGGGGCTCCGGTTAACGCTGGAGAAGCTAAAGTAGCAAGTCCTGCAACTAGACCATCTGCATATAATTTAGTAGCTGCATGCAAGCTAGCTGTAGGAGCTCCTGCTAACACTAAATCTCCTGTCATAGTACCTCCCGCTAAAGCTAGTTTAGCTGTTGTCAAAGTAGCCACCTCAGAAGTTCTGGTAGCTATCTCTGCAGTCAAGTTGGTAGTTACTGTTGCTGTAATTTGTGTTGCAGTACATTTATTGTCAGTTCCTGCATTATTAATCACAAACTCTTCACTTCCTGATATTGAGGCTATTGCTGGTAAGCTATTTATTGTAGGCATCTGTATATAATTTTAAAGTTTTAAATTTATTCAAATATATCTTTATTAAGATCTATATCTTCCCCATCATTTCCAACTAAATCTCCTCCACTGTTTAGCCCTGTTAAGGCAGGAAGAACTGAAGAATCATAATTAGGATTATAAGTTGTTCCTTTTGCTTGAAAACATAATCCAGTTATAGTCTCCACTCTATCAAATATGGAATCTAGTTTGGCTTCTGTAAGACAATTATCAACCCCATCCTGAGCAGTTAAAGTGATTGGAGTATAACATTCAACAGCCTCTAATAAAGCAGTTACATATTGATGCTTTATTAAGCATGCTTGGCTAATGTCATCTCCATAATTATAAGAGTTAACGAACTTTGTTAGCTCCTCGCATATCCAGCCTGCCATATATACTCTTCTTACAAGAAGATCATTAGTAGTATAGAAATCTGAAACTGCCATTATAATATTTGTAAATAGTGTACTTTTAATGTTCCTAATTTCTCTTCCTCTATCGCAGGTAGTGAAACATTGGGAGCTAATGAATTAAGATAATTTTGTAAAGTAGTCTGCATTTGAGCTCTTTGACTTGGTGGAATATCAGTATTTTTAATATTGTAGTCATTTAATAATGCCCAATAAAAAGCATCTGGAGTACTCATATCATAAGGTCGTCTATATGTCTCATCTATATAATATGTTGCTTCTGCAGTAGTAACATCAGGATCATTTAACATTCCATCTATTACACTTTGCATTTCTGCATCTGTAGGTTTTATGTATGCCCATAAGGAGATAGTATCATATTGATCTATAGCAATACTACTACTAACACGGTTAACTTGTACTATAGTGGCATCTTGGGGCACTCCAGTCCCTGATACTACTGCTTTTGTATGAGCTATTCTGGTTTCTCCATTACTATCAGGCTTATTCCCATTTAAGCAAAGACCAATTTCTACATCTCCCCTAGTTTCACTAGTAGCACTAACAAGTACTTTTACTATTGAAGTACCAGTTCTTACTCCTTCTTGTTTATCATATACAAAAGATCCTACAAATCTTATCTTTCCTTCTTTGATAAGTCTATAAGGCAATCCTGGAGCAGGAAGGTTTCCTGACTCAGAAATCTCTCCTCCTGAGAATGATATATCAGTTCTTATTAAGTCAGGTTGTCCTTGAGGTCCTTGTATTACACCATCTTCTCCAGTAGGTCCTATAGGGCCCACAGAACCACTGTATCCTACAGGGCCTTGTGGTCCTTGAATAGAACTAAAATCTATAGCATTATTATTATTTGTATAAGTACTCATACTATCTCATTTCAAAAGCATAAACTCTTGCTTCTCTATTCCCGGGGCTATACCCATAATCTAAAAATTGTACAGTTATTTTCATCATTGCTTCAGTTGCTGGAAGACTTAATTGGGTACATGTTCCTATCATAAACTTGTGTTGAGTATTACCTCCTGCCCTAGTTACTGGAATAAGTGTTAAATCTACAGTTCCAGCAGAAGTAGTAGTTCCTGTAGAGTTTATTTGATATAGTGTACATCGGATCTTAGTAGTGGCAGAGTTTGCCAAAAGACTAGTTATTATTTTAAATGAAGTTGCAGTGAATGTAGCTGTTCCTGGGAATATAAAATATGCAGCATCTATTTCTGTAGATGCAGTTGTGGTAATATCGGTGTAGGGTTTATCATTTCCCTGAATATTTATATCTATTTTGTTTGACCCATCTTTTCCTTGTGGTCCCGGAAGTCCATCTAATCCTACGGGGCCTGCAGGCCCTTGTATACCTTGAGGACCTTGTGGTCCAGCAGGACCTCTTGGTAATGAATAATTATCTATACAATTATTTTCTGAAGTAGCCATAATTTAATCACATTTACATTTAGTGTCACAATAATTGTTTACAATGCTTAAAGCTTCTGTAAATTTACTTGTATTACCACATGCAGCACATGCAATAGCTGCTCTATAATAAGTAAAAGCTTCTAAAGCTCTTGCCATATCACTACCATCACAATCACAACAAGAAATGTCAATATCTGCTAATAGTCCATAAACACAGCATCTTGCTTGTCCTGAAACAAATATTGTTTGATCATTAGTGTAAGTAACATTAGGAACAGCCACTGTATCAGTAACTGTATATGTCATTTCCCATAGACCATCAGGTAATATTTGATCTGTTCCTAGTCCAAGATCTTGAGATCTAATAACTACCTCTATAGTTTTGTCTACAGTAGGATGAGTAGAACTAACATTTATTATAGTTGCAGTAGTAGCTCCGGGAGGAAGTATAGATAATCTAGCACTAGTAGTTACATCTGTAGTCGCTGGATTGGGAGTACCCCACCCTCCAGGATTTGTAGATCCATTATATGCGCCAGTAGTTTCAGTGAAAGCAAGCTCCCTAGCGTTATCGCTCTGCTTTATGTTAAAATTCAGGAATAGAGCCATCTCTAGAAGGAGTTAAAAGAATGAACAAGAAATAACCACAGGGAGAACTTGCTCCCTGTGATTATATTATTTCAATACTATATTGCCAATGCTGGACTCATAGTTACCGATAGTAGAGTATTCAGCATGTTGCCTAATCCTCCACCAGTAGATATAGCATTTGCAGCAGTACCTGTTCCTGCCTGTCGTGTAGTAGGAATAGCTACTACTAACATCTTAGGAGATACTTCATTCTGAAATCCTACTAAAGATGTGTCATTCCAGGTTACTGAAAACATAGCATAATCTAAAGTAGAATCTGCAGTTCCTACGAAATTGTAGATAGCAGGTTCTCCCATTCTATAGGTTTCTCCTTCAAATCCAGAGCAGAACCATTCTAGGTCAGCTATGTCTTTTCCGTCACCTTGTCCTTTAGAAGCAGCAGATACACTAGCAGAAGTTGAAGTACCGAAGTTCTCCATTCCTACTACCCAACGAGCCATTTTATAGAAGAATTTTCCTACAGAATAAGCAAGTGCTTGTCCCTGAAGATCAACTCCCCAGTCAGCAGCATTTCCTGTTGCAGCAGTAATTACTTCGTTACCTGCGTTGTTATTACCAGTGTCGGTATAAGCAGTTACTTGAATAGGACGATCTACAGTTATTACTGTACCACTAATGGCAGTAATTTTATAAGTGTCATCAGTTAGAACTACTGTAGCATCAGAAGCATGTAGCCGGATGTAATCTCCTACTAATGCTGCAGTACCTCCTCCATATTGGACGTTAGTAGTACATTGGATACTTTTAGATCCTTTAACCCAGCTGATAGCATTATCAAAGTCATTACCAACAACTACTGCAGAACTTACAAGAGCTTTAAAGGTAATATACTCTGTAGCTTCTTTAGAGAAGTTGTTAATTGCACTTCCTGTTAAACCAATTGCAATTTCTGCTTGTATAGCAGAAGCATCTGATTTATATTGGAAATGCTTGATAGTTGCACCATCAGTGCTAGAAGTTAACAACTCCTGTATATATAGACGTACTAGATAAAGGTTATTGCTAATAGCTTCCAGAGAACCAGAAGTTCCATCATATCCAATGGAATCTTGTTGCTCTGAAGGAGCATTTGCGGTTAAAGGACCAGTAGCATCTGAAGATACTATATCTGCTATTACAACAGTATCTGTTGCATAATATCCTTGACCTTTATCATCACCCCTAGCTAGAAAAAAGCTAGTAGCAGCTCCTACATTACCTGCATTTATTCTTGTACCATCTGCATTAAATGCTCCTACTTCTCCTGCATTCAGAGTATCCACTCCTCCTGTACTAAGAGCTATAGCCGCAGGGCCATTAACGATGATATTTGTTACATTTCTTACTTGTTGTGCCATTTTAGTTTAGTTTTAAATTCTTGACAATTAATTTAGTTGAATTAGAGTCTTGAGATTCTTGTGTTTCTGTCTTTTCCTAAATCTTAGACTAGTTTAATTATTAATTTTATTAGCTTGCATCAACTGTAGCTTTTGTTGAGCCACTACAGTACCAAAAAACACCATCACTAAAAACCTCAATAGTGTCATTAATTGCAGCAGCATTTAATGTAAGTGATGATACAGTCTCATGTATATCTCTACCAGTATTTGAAGCATGGTCAGTACCATAACTTCCATGGTAATAGATTAAACTTGCTCCTCCTGATAACATAACATGCTCATCATCACTACCAGAAATAATAGTGCAAGTAAATCCTTGAAAAGCACTTGTCATTGCAGGTAATGTCATAGTTATAACACCTCCAGATAATACAAACAATCCTCCACTATCACTAACTGATAATGTTCTGCTTGCTGTTACTGATGTGTAAGGGGTCTTCATTGCTACAGGTTCTGGGGTAGCATCACCATTTAACGCTTTTAGTGCGTCATTAAGTTGTTTTGAATATACAGGAAATCTGTCATCACCAATTCCAGGCTTAAAGTTCTTACTTGTTACTTTTTTAAATGCCATTTTTATTTAATTTTAGAGTTATTAACCAGTTTTTGCCAGCTTCTTTTCTGGCTCCTTTTTAATTTCTTTTGGTTTCTCAATATTTTTAAGCCACCATGCGCAGTCCTGAATTGCTCCAGAAGTTGCTTGATATTCTGCATCCATCTTGGATACTTCTTGTACTAGAGCTGTCCTTCTCTCGGCAATTGCTTCTAGTCTCTTTTCTAGATCTTCTTGTCTCTTTGTTATCTCTTCTTTTGTCATTTTATTCTCCTTGTTGTTCTTCTACTACTTTAATTTGATATGTTCCTGGATCTGTTATTCCTGCGGCTATTCTAACTGCAGCATCTACCACTTCTTCGTGAACTGAGGGATCTAACTCTGAAGTTATTCCTCCAGCGATATCTATATTTGCAGGCATATTTAAATATCTTAAATGATATGTTCCCACACTATAAGTACCATCTGTTACCAATTCATGCCTTTTAGTGGCAGTTCCTGAAACAGGAGCAGTATTACTGTAATCTAATCTCCAAGCTACAGTATGATCAGGTTGTTTAAAAGGATTTAATAAATTAATCGCATACTCATCATGAGTAATTGGTTTTATGTAGATCCTCTTTCCATCTATACACGCATCATCACTTGATATTGTTGCTTCCTCTCTCAAGGTGTACATAAATCCTTCTGGCAAATCATAGAATACTCCATTAGGAGATACTCCTGTTTGATCTGAAGATGCACCAGCAACTAAATTTCTAGTTAATTGTGCTAGATCTTTCCTTCTCTTTTCTGTTTCTTCAAATCCTTCCTGATACTTATTGCCTTTTTCATTATACCTATGCTTGACAAATTGTAGCTGGGCTTTATTTAAAAAATCAGAAACTTCATCATCAGTATATCCCGGAGCTGCTAGATTAGTGATCTTATCATATAAGATAAAAAACAAATCTCTCATTTCTACCGCTGTCATGATACTAACTATTTAGAGTTATCTATCCTGGCTTTTACTTTGATGACTTCCTCGTTGTTTTTAGGATTGTCAAAGAACGTTATTGCTTCTTGCAAACTATCACCAATTACTGTTCCTTCTGGAGTTTTAAAGGTTAAACCTTCTCTAACTAAAGCTCCAGCTCTTTGGGCTGTAAATATAAGAACTTTTTTATCGTAGTCCTTATCTTTAGCTAGATTTAAAAACCCTATTAAGTCAACCTCAATCAGTTTTTCAATCTCTGCAATCAAGAATTCCTTTTTAGCATTAGGGGGAACTTGTTTTCCACCAGGCTTCTGTGTGTAATACACATTTAAGAAATTCTTCATTTTTGTAGGGGAGTTATCAATTTTCCCAAAGAACTTATAAGCAGTTTTCTTCTCACTAGCTGCTTTAACTCTTTCTTCATGCTGATAATCTTCCTCTACTATTGCAAACCTATAGGTACCTTTAGTATATTTTTCTGCAGCAGATGGAGCTACAATTTCTCCATTCACTAGCAGTACTTTATACCTAAGGTAATCCATTGGTTTAGAAAGATCTAACTGAAGAACATTCTTATCAAGCTTTACTCGAAAGTTTGTCCAAAAGTTATCATCTTTTTTAAGAGTAGAAAGATCTCCTGAACTTAAAGCCAGTCCTGAAGCTTTATTTTCAAAATAAGTCCTCTCTTCTGGTGTCAGAGGATCTTTCAATTCTCCTGTTCTTCCATCTTTAGGTACTACTACCTGAAAGTATGAATGTTTAAATAAAAAGGATGCCTCATGATTATCTGGTAACCATCTCCCTTTTCTCCTTACAGGGACTACTAATACCTTCTTATTAGGAAGAGTAAAAGTAGTTGTTGTCATAGTTTCTGTCTCCATTTCCTATTATTTAATTGATTAATTATGCTAAGATTGATGGAATAATCTGCGCAGTCCTTGAAGGATCTTTAACCATAGCTCCACACATTGACCACTTATGAACTGTATAGCCATCAGTAGAGTGTGCCATGATATTACGCTCACCACCTCTTGAGAATGGATGACGGAGTCCAGGCTCATAGCCCATTCCGTTTTCACCTCCTCTTACATAGACTTTTCGGATATTTGGCTCTCCGTCAGAAGTACCAACATCCAAGATGTCATATCTGTAAGATTCTGCTACACCACCATCTGGATGATAGATCTTATTCCTTTCTCTGTCATCATACAGAGAATCAACACTTAGATTAACTTTAATTCCTTGAGGACCCATGTACTCTATGAATTGTCCACCATAACCATAAGGCATTTTCACACCTGACTGTCCACCTGCTTTATACATGCGGCTTTCATTATATAGTGGAGTAAACAATTGTACATTGTTCTCAATTGCTTTGTGGAACTGTACTGCACCACGCTCACCAGTTCTCATTACAAATTCTCGTTTGTCACTTGGTAGCTTTCCTTCAGAAAGATCTAAAAGAATGTCAATCAAATAATCAATTGAGAAGTTGTTGTAATAGCTAGTGTTTGAAGATTCCATTTGCTGACGGATACCAGCACCTTGTTTCTTGATGTGTCCTGATTTTCCAAAGTTCTTGTATTTACCATCAGTAGTTTTGTTTGCTTGCGCATACATCAACAATCTGTTTTTTTCTTGACGAAATTGCATATCAAACTGATAATCTTCATACTGAGTCCAAGTTTTATGAACAGTTCCTTTATCGTCTCTCCAAGCTGTTGCAAAAGGTCTGTCAATCATGTTACCAGGAACAGTGTGCTGCATCCTGATCATTGAGAAAGCATTTCGCATTTTAAATGGAGATACAAAGTTCACAAGACCACCTTTTTTAGATAGAGTTTGCTCTACCAAAGACCAGTCTTTAGAAAATCGCTTACCTGCAGCTAATTCTTCAAAAGGAAAATATAAATCTGGATCTCCTGTAATTAGTTTTACACGATATACCCAGTTACTTCCTTCTGGCGTTGGATCAGCAATAATCTGTACAGAATAAACTTCATTCTTCTCTCCAACAATTACATTCTCATCTGAGAACCATTGCTCTGGAAAAACAAGTTCAAATTCTGTAAAGTTTTTTCCAGCAGTATCGCTAGCTACTACTGCAGTTCCTGCAATCCTTGCTTCTACAAGAGGAACATTCTTTTTTGCGCTACCAATCAAATCCCATTCAAAATCATCATCTGTATCTAAATACAGAGGGGAAAATTGATCTAGATAGCTGTCTAAATCTAATCCAAAGTTTGTCTGAGCAATCCTTGTCATAAGTTTAGATGCCAACTGAGGTTTTGACTGATAGATAGCACCTAGGTGGTTCTTGGTTGTTAGTCCTGCCCAAGCCTGTGCTTCTGTCATCTGAAATGGTGAAATTTTAGGCATTTTGTTTAGTTTTAGTTATTAATTAATTGATTATTTATTATTACTCGGAAACATAGTAGCAAGGCTGTCCATTAGTGATTCCTCTGCTCCGGTTTCACTTAGTGGGTCTCCCTTTGGCCTTCCCGGAGTATGAGAGGTGGTCCCAAGTGCTTTCTCAAAATCTTTGACAGCATTTGTTTTACCTGCTTTTTTAATCTTACTCCAGTCTGTAAATCCCTTTGTTACATCGGCTAAATAAGTTACTGCCAAATCAAATCCTATGGGATTTTCTGAGCGCATAGCCATCACAAAATTTTGCGGGGTACCTTGCTCATCTTCTCTTACTATTTGAGTCATATTATGAAACAATCTATCTCTTGTAGTCTTGTTTAACTTGACTCCGGGAATTATTTCATCAACACCATCTATGCTAGATTGTATATGATGTATAGTAGCTTTATTTTGTTGTTCTAGTTGTTCTTGCTGTTGAGCATATTGTTGCTTAATATATTCTTGTTCTTTTGCATAATGTTCTTGAAGGTCTTCTAAAGTATCTTTAGATTCTTCCTCAAGACTTCCAATGTCCTCATAAGTCTCTATTAATTTTGAGATCTTTTTAGTTTTGAAACCCTTAATAGCCAATCCTTCCTTGATTATTTTTTTCTGCAACTCAACATCATCCTTTAATTCTGTTTCTCCAATCTTGCTGTAGTCTATTTGTTTTAGAACAGGCCCTTTTAATGCATCAAGAGGAACTCCATTAGCTACTGCTTTCACAGTATCAATTAACTCAGGAGGCAGAGAATTAATAAAATTATTATTAGCAATTGCTATCTCGGATCTCATTGCTTCTGCTAAAGCATCTACTTTATTATCTGACTCATTGAATTTGTCCCAATTTAGATTAGGTAAAAAGCCCTTTTCATGAAGGAGAGAGGCAAATGGAGAAATAGGAGAAGAGTCTCCCTCACTACCAGGGGCTGTTTTTGTTTCCTTGGATATAGAGATTTTTTCTTTTTTATCAACTACCTCTTCTGTTTCTTCGGTTTCTTCTTCAGAAGTCTCTCCGCTGATAGTCTCTATATCCAGAGTATCTGGTTCTGGTTCTTTTTTAGTTTCTGCTGTTTTTTTTGTTGTCTCTTCTTCTGTGACCTCTTCTGTGGTTTCTCCCTCCTCAGAAGTTTTTTCTTCTGCAGTTCCTGAATTAACTTCTTCCATTGATATAGGTTCTGTATCAGTAAGACTGCTAAAATCTACATCGAATAATTTGTCATCTACCATTTGCCTTTAATTTAAACGTTACAATATTAATTAATTATACTTCTTTTCCCAAATTTTTGTTATACTTTCTAATATTAAAAATTAGTTTTGTATAGCTATTATTTACTTTTTACAGGCTGTGGTTTGTTCTTACTTTTTATCTTTTCCAACTTTACCTGCGTTCTCCTATCTTTTTCTTTGTCTTTTAATTTCTGTCTTTCTATCTCTTTATCTGCTGCTATTTTCTTCTCTGTTGCAGCTAGTTTTTTATCCTCTATTTTTTCTCTAGAAGCTATCTCCTTCTCTTTCATTCTCTCTTGAGATTCTACTTTCTCCACTTCTAAAACGTCAGGAATACCATCTCTATCCATATCTATTCCTTTTTCAGCAAACTTAGAAGTAGCTTTCATTTTTTCTATCTCAATTTTATAGCTGTATTCTTTATCTATCTTAGCCATTTCAAAATTCTGAGCTTCTTGCTGTTGTTGTTGAGCAGCTTGTAATTGTTCTTGCTGCATCTTTTGTGCTTGTTGCTGCTGTTGTTGATCTGCTTGCTGCTTCTCTGCTTCTGCTGTTTCAATTTTCTTTCTTACAGAGGCAATAGACGGTGTTAAGTAGATATCCATCATTTGAGAGAAGTTGATCTTATCATTTTGCAGTCCTGCATGCGCAAGTTGTTTCATTGCATTTAGAAGTTCCGCATTAGAGGAATTATCTAATCCCATTACTCCGTAATCAGATTCTCTGAATTCTGTCCCACTAAATTTTAAAGTCATTGTAGACATGTCATCTAATACATATTGATATCTTTTGTCAGTTTCATTTCTCCACGCTAGCTTTGCGGTATCTAATAATATATTGAGAGCTTTGATCTTTACGTTATCATGAAGAGCAAACCATTTTTCAGTAATATGAGAACTTTGAGTGACAGCTCTTTCTACATTGCCTACTAGTTCCCTATTCTCTATTTGGCCCTGTCTTTGCTTTGTTACTCCTGCTATCTCTCCTAGTTGATTCTCCAGAAATTGCAACATCATAATATGCTGCTGAATATAATTCCCCATCTCTAAGTCTATTACCGGGGTTTGTGCTTGCATCTGTCCTGCTAATTTTCCCTGAGCTGCTCCTTTCTTTGCTTCTTTGAAGGAATCTTTGACTGCCCATCCCATTACTTCGGCATAATACATCCACTTATCTACATCCCAATGGTCTGGAACTTGTGCTAGATCTAGAGAAGCTATTCTTCCTTTAGCTTTAGCAAATGCTAGCTCCGTTCTATACATGAATACATTATATAGGTATTGGTAAGGCTTCATTCTGTCCATTAGGGATTTGGCCTTGGAAGAATTGATATTATAAGCTATTCCTACATATCCTGGTTCACACTTAGAAGGATTTGCCATAGTTCTAAATTGTAAAGGACGGGGCTGACATTTTACAAATATCCCTTCTCCAATTCTGGTCCCTTCCCACCATTCATTGATCCACATCCATTTAATTTTCTCACCTGCTTCCTTATTTACTTTGTATTCCTCAGAGACTAGTGTTTCCTGTGGCATTCCTTCTTCATCAAAATAAGAAAGTTTTCCTACTTTTTTAAAGGATTTCCAAACTACTCTTATGACTCTTATATTTCCCTCCATGTCCCAGAATTCTCCAAAAGTCCTCATTGCAGTCATGTGCTGGGTATCTATGATCCCGTCTATTAAAATAGAAGGTTCTGTCTCTCCTATCTTTATAAAGCTGTTTTCATTTTCCCTGGAACTGGTTCCTTGATCTATTTTCCTTACCTGTTCTTGAGTTAATTCATCATAGAACATGTCTATTACTTTTCCAGGAGAATAATATCCGTCTTCTACTATGATGTCAGCATCTTCAATGAAAGGACTTTCTCCTGACCTTACAGTATGTATATTTAAAGGATTGCATTTTTTCAATACAGGCTCTCCTGATATAATATCTATAGAGTAAATTTCTTCTCCTGCAATAAGTGCATCTTCAAACCCTCTTGCAAATTCTTCCTTAAGATAATTAACTTTATAAAGGTATTCCAGGATTTGAGTGGCTGTTATTTCTCTAAGATCTTGGTAACTATAAAGATGATATTTCTGTAATTCTTTTAATTCTTTCTCAACTTCCTGCTTATCAAAGTTTTCTGCGGTTATTTTACTGGCCATTAATTCAAAGAGTTGTTTTTTCTGCTCTTCTTCTTTCTCAGAAATGGCATCTGCATTAATAATTCTTACTTTCCAATTAAATTTTCTTTTACGCTCCTCTCCTACTAGAAGATCTATTTTGGGATTGGCAATAGGATAATTTTGCATTTTGGCAGGAAAGGTTGCTTCTTTAATTCCCATAGGGTTACAAACACTTTCTATGTCTGCAGTATCTAGAATGTCATTGGCTAAATTATAGTTAGTCAGTTTATTTCTATAGGATTCTCTTATACCACTATATCTAAATATAGCAAGATCTTCGCCTGCTTTAACACAATCTTCTGCCCATTTTTGGGTTTTCTTTGCTCTAGATAATTTCTGAGAAGGGAATTGGAGTGAGGTTCTGTCTGGCATCTTTTTCTAGTTTAGTGAAACTTACAATGATAATGTAATTTCTATTAATATCTCAATATTTCTAACTCTAATTCGTTTCTATATAGCTATTCTCCATATAGAAACTCTTCTCCGTTTTATAACTTCTGTCCCAAAATTCGTCTGTTGCTAAAGTTTCCTCCACTGTCTCCATACTAATTTCTAGTCTTTCTCTGTCTGCTTTAAGTATCATAAGCATTCCCATAGCAGAAACTCTGTCAGTATTTATGTCTTCATTCCATGCTATTGCCTCTTTTAAGTATCCTATGGATCTTATTTTGTGAAGATTTAAAAGCTCAGGACCTTCTTCATCTTCCTCCTGTACATATGCTGAATGCATCATCCATTGGGCCTGTAATCTTCTACCCCATGCGTTTATTTTTGTAGAAGAGTTAACTCCCTTGGCTTTATTTCCTATTTTGGAAATAGTCCCCATGTCCATATCTCTTACGATTTCAGGAGTATCTGATAATAGATATAGGCAGTTCTTGTTTCTAAAATATGCATACAATCCTTTTTTGTCATTTTCATATAATGCCTGAGCCCTATAAAATATAAGGATCCTGCGTGTTAATTCATAGCATTCAGTGGCGTCAAAAGTTCTTCCTGTATATTCCGCCACTATTCTGTCTGTAAGTGTATTCATTACAAACATTGAATATAAGGAATTTGTTGTACTGGTATCATCGTCTATGGGGTCAATACCTGCTATATATAGGCCAGAAGGAACTTGTCCTGTAGAATCTTTATAAGGCATTTCAAAAATCTCAAGAGCTCCTTCCTTATTATTAATATCTTTAGCAGGATAATCTCTTATTGGTGTTTTACTGTCATCCAGTTTCCATTCCACTTCCCCGTCTCCAGTTATGGCAAGTCTTCCTGTCCAGTGAGGAGCTGTAAACTTTCTTAATTTCGGCATAATTTCTGCCAGATAGTCTTTAAGATCCCCCACAGGGAAGATGCTTCCCTCTCTTCGCATAATTGCTTCTTGCGGAGTAATCGGTCTTTCTGCTTTTTCTTGCACAAGAGTGTTAGGGTCTGACGCTCCTTTCTTAATCTTTGTCCTGTTATTAAGGATTTCAACCAGAGCTTTAATAACATCTGAATTTCCGTCTCTGTCATAACATCCTGTTCTGTTGAGGTATTCTGGGAAGAAGAATGCTGATGCTGTTTTTCCATTTGTGTTTTTATCAAATATGTTAGGTAATTCTTTTACATTATATCCTTTCGGAGAATAGAATAATTCTTCTGCTCCTGTAAAGTCTGCTCCCTCAGTACCACCAGTACCATATGCAATCATAGTACCAAAAGCAAAATCTCCGTCTTCTACTGAAGGTCTTGCAATTTGCCATGCAGTAAGGAATCCTGGAAATTTCCCCATTTCCTCCCAGATTAAATAAGCTCCTCTTTTACCCCTGGCTTTCTGAGGATCATTCTTTAGGGTTACCCCCATAACCTCATTCTTAATACCCTTCTCTCTATCACTTTTGGGATCTTTATATCCCATTTTCCAGTGCATTTCATTCCAGGAATCCTTTAGCTGCCTGACTTTAGGCCACGGAGTATGTTTAGAGCAATGATCTGCTATATCTATATACTTATTAAGTACTCCGTCTTTTGTTAGATATTCTCTTTCATTAGCAATTGCAAAAGCTTTTACCCCTATATTGGATTTTGTATTAGAGCCTACTATAAAATGTTTAGCCAATCCAGATCCTCCCTTGAATGAGAATCCTTTACCCCGAGATTTTAACACTCCACCATGATTGCCCTCTTCCCTTGCCTGTT